ATCATGGAAGGTAAAGAATGGGTATGGGACAACGGTCTCCTAAAGGAGCGCGAAGTTGCTAAATACCAACGTTATATTGAAAGCGCATCGCGTTATCAGTTAGAAGAGAGAACGCTCAAAGCTTTTGAGCATTTCCTTGGAAAACTTTAATATAATAAATAAACTATAGATTAATAATACGGAAATTACGAGGTAAACTCAAATGTCAGATAAGCTTAACGAAAAGTTTGAGGAGTTCGTTACCGAGCAAAAGGTGATCGTAGAGAACGCGGCAGATCCAATGCCTACTGTTTCTGCTAACGTTATTCCTGGCACTGGTAGTGAGCCTTCTCAGGTCTCTGACGCACAGACTGGTTCTGGCGGCAAGGATCCTATGCCTACTGTTCAACCTAGCGTTGCAATCGGTCAATCTGCTCCTGCAGATCTTGGCGGTACATCGACTGCTCCTAACGAGGATGACGATGACGGCGAAGAGAATCCTGGCGCTAAGGCATCAGCACCTGTATCACAAGATAGCAGCGTAACCTCTACCGCTGGCAAACCTGGTGATGCTGCAATGCCTACAGTTGGTGCAGATGTTGCATATGCAACTAGCACTGGTCCTGCAGTTACCTATCCTATCAAACCATCGTTTGAGGATCTTGATGTTTCCGCTGACATTAACGCCCTAGTAGAGGGTACAGAACTCACAGAAGAATTCGCTGAGAAAGCAAAGACCATCTTTGAAGGTGCAGTCAAAGCGAAAATCTCTGAGGAGTATGACAAGCTTGTAGAACACTTTGCCACTGAATTGGATAAGCAAGTAGACGCCGCTAAGGCAGAACTATCCGAAGAAGTTAACGGTACTGTGAACTACGCCATCGGTCAATGGGTTGAGCAAAATCAAGTTGCTATTGATCGTGGTATCAAAAATGAGATTACGGAGGACTTCATTGCAGGTCTGAAGGGTCTCTTTGAAGAACACTATATCGCTATCCCCGACGAGAAAGTCGATGTGGTAGAAGGTATGGCTGAATCAATTCGTGAGATGGAAAGTCGCCTTGACGAACAGGTCAAAGCAAATGTGAAATTACAAAATCGTCTTAATGAAACTGCCAAACTCAATATTCTGAACACTGTTTCAGAAGGACTTGCAGATACTCAGAAGGACAAACTCGCAGCACTCGCTGAGGGTCTAGAGTTTGTTTCTGAAGAATTGTTCTCCAAGAAGGTGAAAACCATCAAGGAAGCATATTTCAAAGAAGCAACTGTAACTCAAAGTGAAGTTGCAGATGAAATTCCAGTAGAAGGAGAGAACGCAGAGGTAACACCAGCAATGGCACAATACCTTAGCGCACTCAACCGCTGGCAATCATAATTAATCTTTATCCCAATTTTTTCTAAAGAGCAAAAAAATGTTTAATTCCAAAGCTCTAACCGAAAAGTGGTCACCTGTTCTAGGTCATGAAGGCTCTGTTGCCATCAAAGACAATTATAGAAAGGCTGTTACCGCTGTTCTGTTAGAAAACACAGAATCACAACTACGTGAAGAGCGTGGTATGATCAACGAAGCATCCAACACTGTTGGTGCTATCGGTACAAACGCACTATCTGGTAGCGGTCTCGGTACTCAAACTGGTGGACTTGCAGGTTTCGATCCTGTAATGATCTCCCTAATCCGTCGTGCCATGCCTAACTTGGTAGCATACGACATCTGTGGCGTTCAACCAATGAGCGGTCCTACTGGACTAATCTTTGCAATGAAGTCACATTACCAAGAGAATGGCGCTGCACTACGCGCTGGTTCAGAAGCACTCTACAACGAGCCTGACACCAACTTCTCTGGTAACTCACAGGGTCCTGCAGCATACAACGACCCCGTTTCTCCCCTTGGAGACGGTGGTACTACCGATGCTAACCCTGGACTGCTTAACGACGCTTCTGGCGGCGGTACAACCGCTGGTAACTACGAGCGCCAAGCAGGCAACATCGCTAGAGAAGATGCAGAAACACTTGGATCGGGTTCGACCCTATTCAACGAAATGAGTTTCAGCATTGAGAAGACCTCTGTTACTGCAAAGACCAGAGCTCTCAAAGCAGAATACACTCTAGAATTGGCACAAGACCTTAAGGCTATTCACGGTCTTGATGCTGAGCAAGAACTTGCTAACCTATTGTCTAGCGAGATCCTTGCAGAAATCAACCGCGAAGTAGTTCGTACCGTTTACACCGTTGCTAAGCAAGGTGCTCAGAACAACGTTGCTAACGCTGGCGTATTTGACCTCGACGTTGACAGCAACGGCAGATGGTCGGTTGAGAAATTCAAGGGACTTATGTTCCAGATCGAAAGAGATTGCAACGCCATCGCGCAGCAAACTCGTAGAGGAAAGGGCAACTTCATCATCACTTCTGCTGATGTAGCTTCCGCTCTTGCCATGTCTGGCACCCTTGACTATTCTTCAGGTCTTCAAGGCGCTGGTGGACCTTCCATCGGTGAAGTAGATGACACTGGTAACCTTCTAGTTGGTACAATGAACGGACGTATTAAGGTCTTTGTTGATCCTTACTCCGCTAACGTTTCTAACACCCACTACTACGTTGCAGGTTACAAGGGTTCTTCCCCTTATGACAGTGGACTCTTCTACTGCCCATATGTACCCCTCCAGATGCTACGCAGCATCGACCCTAGCACCTTCCAGCCCAAGATTGGCTTCAAGACCCGCTACGGTATGGTTGCTAACCCATTCGTCACACAGGCGAACGGAACACCTGATGCTGAGGCACTTACACATAACCGCAACCAGTATTACAGACGTGTTCGCGTTGCGAACCTTACCTGATACAGGTTACGATATCAACACAGGGGGGCAGACGCCCCCCTTTTTTTGTGCTTAAATAGAACTAGTAGTTTTTATCATTATGCCTCGCGGTAGCTTACATAAAACAGATATGCTTGCAAAGGTGTATAAATTAAAAACAGATCTGTACAATAAAGAAACGAATTCTGGTATGACAGGTCAATGGTATGACGGTGCTCATGATTCCCTAGATAAGGTATTGGATATCATAAACGAATATAGTCAATGAATCAATCATTAGTATTATTGTTATGTTTGTCTCCACTAGCAACAATTTTTGTTGTAATGAAACTTGCTATTTGGATATCAGAAACATCAGCATTTCGTTCAAAGACACAAGAACTAAAAAAGATGCAACATGGACCATACGAAATCTGGGATTATGAAGATGAAGAAACAGACGACTGGTAAAAAGAAACCCTCATGGGAGGATGTAACCCACTCACAAAAAGATTGGGATGATTTTTGGTACAATGAGGATGCATGAAATAAAACCCAGTCACTATGTTACTGAAGAAAAATGTCAGGAGATGATTGATGATGCCATACGAAAACATAATCGTAATGCTGGAATTATCAGTATGTGTGTTGGTTGGGTTGTTCTCGCACTTTTTGCTGAGGGTCTTCTTCGACTCATTGGAGTCATAGATCCTTTATTACCCTGGTTAAAAATTACACTGTAGACCATGAGAATGGACATACTACAAAAAAGAATTTGGCAACTAAAAGTATCAGAAAAAATAGATGAAGCGATTAGCGAACACTATTCGCTTCAAGGATTGCCTGTACCAAATTGGAAAAGACCAAAGGTGGAGTGGTGGAGAGAATACCTTATTAGTTTAGGACTAGATCCAAACAACCCATAAATACTAATAGCTTGGGAAGTTGACATGTCTGCTCAGTGGTATAAAGAACAACCTTCTAATAGGAATTTTTTAAACCCTATTGGTTTTGTCCTCAAACTAGAAAAGTTTGATGGTGTAGATTTCTTTTGCCAAACAGCAAACATCCCCGACATTACAATGCCAACCACGGAAGTGCCAACTCGATTTAGGAGTGTGTCTATTATCCCTGGTGGCGGAGTAACGTTCGGGGATTTTGTCGTGCGTTTTATTGTAGATGAAGATCTAGTTAATTACAATGCAGTCCATAAATGGATTCGTGATAATGGAAACGCAGATGAGATGTTAAGAGAAACTGTTGAAGAAGATATCTATACTAATGGACAATTGCAAATCCTTACTAGTGCATTTAATCCAGCATTCATAGTAGATTTTAGAAACCTATTCCCAGTAGCACTGACTAATTTACAGTTTGATGCTACAATAAGTGATGTAGAGTACATAACTGCAGAGGTGACATTTAAACACCAGCAGTTTTTCCTTTGTGATAAAAATGGCAAACGTTTATGAATTTTGATTCCCTTCGTAATAAATTTGAAAAGTTAAGAGAGGACTGGGCAGAAGATTCTGCAGTTGACTTTCAATTCAAGAACAAACAGTATACCACAGATCTGGGACAACTCGCGTTAGACATCCCTTTTCAACATAATAAATACTTAAACCATTACACTGACATCTCACAGATCAAAGCTTCACTTGAATTTGAGATCCGTAAATTGGTTAGAGAAAAACGAGAGTATTACTCTGGCGAGGCAGACGCTAAGACATACGCCGCTAAACCATTTGGATCAAGCATTAAAACTTCCGAGAAAATGAAAACTTACCTAGAGAGCGATGATGATATCATCAACCTTGAGGCGAAGATCAAGTATCTAGATCAGATGTTGTACTGGTTGGATCAAGTTATGCGTCAAATTTCTAATAGAGGTTTCCAGGTCAAGAGTGCCATTGAGTGGGAGAAATTTGTTAACGGACAATGATGACCACCCTTTCTATTAAGAAGAAGAACGAAGTTTACATTACAATTAATTCTAAGGAACCACATGTCCACCAGGAACTGTCGGACTACTTTACCTTTGAAGTTCCTGAAGCTAAGTTCTTAAAAAGAAATCCCAGATACAAATACTGGGATGGAACTATTCGCCTGTACTCCCCTGGTACAGGTGAACTCTATCATGGTCTGATGAATCACTTGCAAGTGTGGGCACATGAGAGACAATACAATATTGAATACGAAAAGAACGACTGGTATGGAGATGTAGAAGATACGAATGGTTTCGTTTCTCCTGCTGGTGTTAAAACTTTTATGGACAAAATTGTCCGAACAAATATCAAACCACGCGATTACCAATACCGTGCGGTTTACGAAGCTATTAAATATAACCGCAAGTTACTTCTTTCTCCTACGGGCAGTGGAAAGAGTTTGATGATCTATTCCCTCGTCAGATACTATACTGCTACCAACAAGAAAACGCTCATCATCGTTCCTACTACGTCCCTCGTAGAACAGATGGTCAATGACTTTAATGACTACGGATGGAATGCTGACGATCATGTGCATAAGATATATTCGGGCAAGGATAAAAATACGGATAAACCAATTATTATTTCAACCTGGCAATCAATCTACAAGTTCCCAAAAAGATACTTTGATGATATTGACTGTGTTATCGGTGATGAGGCACACCTATTTAAGTCGAAGTCCCTCACAGGAATTATGACTAAACTACACAATGCCAAGTACCGTTTTGGTTTTACAGGGACACTTGATGGTAGCAAGACACACAAGTGGGTACTAGAAGGATTGTTTGGTGATTGTGAGAGAGTAACTAAAACAGACGATCTTATTAAAGAAGGTTACCTGTCTAAATTTAGGATTAAAGTTTTGCTCTGTAAACATGCTCCGCAACACTTTGAATCATATCATGATGAGATGGAGTATTTGGTAACACATCCTGGTAGAAACAACCTTATTAAAAATTTGGTTAAAGACATTGAAGGAAACACTCTTGTGCTATTCAACTATATCGAGAAGCACGGTGAACCACTTTTAGAGTTGATAAATAATACCATAGACCCCGAACGAAAATTATTCTTTGTTCATGGTGGTACTGATGTGGAAGATAGAGAACAGGTAAGACAGCTTACTGAAACTGAAGACAATGCCGTAATTCTTGCATCATACGGTACGTTCTCTACAGGGATTAACATCAAACGATTACACAACATTATTTTTGCTTCCCCAAGTAAGTCGCGCATTCGCAACCTCCAGTCCATCGGACGTGTCCTCAGGAAAGGCGAAGGAAAAGATATAGCAACCTTGTATGATATCGCTGATGATATTGGCGGTCAAAATTATACACTTAGACATTTAAATGAAAGAGTCAACATTTACAATGATGAAAATTTTAAGTATGAGGTTATAAAAGTAAACCTTAGAGCAAACTAATATGGATGAAGAATTCCTAGCAACTGTAAAATTAATTACTGGTGAAGAAATTGTAGCAAAAGTTTGCTACTTAGAAGATGAAGATAAAGTATTACTAGAAAACCCTCTTCAAGTTGAGAATGCAAAGCAAAGAAAAGGTCAGTTAGAAGTATCTGGTTTTTCTTTTAAAGAATGGGTCAGCGCCACGTTCGACAACATGTTCATTCTCAATAGGCATCATATTATTACGATGACTGAGGTTGATGGACAGATTCAAGAGTTCTATGAAAAAACCCTGCAACGATTAGAGAACGGAAAATCTCTAACGGGCAGGGGTAATAAGTTACCCAGATCATCTGGATACTTAGGTTCTATTAAAGATATGAAAAAATCTTTAGAAGATATATTTAATAAGAGTTAAAAGCTACAACCTCTCTTGAACCCTCACAGAGTTATCCTACTCATGTTCTGAGGATTTGTCAACCCCCCTTTACAAATCCAGTTCATCGTGCTATCCTTAGTACATGATAATGGTACAAACCATGGCATATGCAGTAATGACCCGAAAAAAGACCGAATACTACGTCAACAACAAAGAGTTCCTTGCTGCGATCACTGACTATCGGCAGAAGGTTCATGCCGCTAAGGAAGCTGGCAACCCTCGCCCACGAGTCACCAATTATATTGGTTCTTGCTTTCTAAAGATCGCAACACATCTATCTTATAAACCAAACTTTGTTAACTATATGTTCCGTGAGGACATGATCTGTGACGGCATTGAAAATTGCCTCCAGTATATTGACAACTTTGATCCAGAAAAATCTAAGAACCCATTTGCTTATTTCACTCAGATCATTTACTACGCATTCTTACGTAGGATCCAGAAAGAGAAAAAGCAATTAGAAATTAAAAGTAAGATCCTAGAAAGATCAGGACATGATGAAGTAATGCATACAGACACATACGATGGTAGCATGTCTGGTATGAATGCTTCTTACTCTGATATGGGTAGTATCAAAGAAAACATTGAAACAAAAATGAACCGATGAGTGGAGATTATGAAACTTATGACTGGTATGAAACAGCATATGGAAGATTTCGTATCCAGGAAAAACGCTTTGGAACGTGGACTAGCTATGGTGAGAATGGAGAGGAACTCATCACAGGCGGTACGAGGGAAGCTGTCCTCAACATGTCGGGATTCCACTTGGAAGGTATCGCTACTAACTGGGCAAACTGTAGGTACTCAGCGACATACGATGGAACAGTAAGTGGTAAACTATGAAACCAACTGAAAACTATGAACAACTCTTGGAAAGATTTACCAAGAGAACTGAACAAATCAGTAAACAGGTTCCTTCTAATACTGTAGAAGCAGAAAAAATTAAGGAACAATTAGATTACTTGCGTGGATGTAAAGACACGATAGAATATCTTATGAAAGGTAAACTGCCAAATGATGGCAACCATGATGGAATGAAGGATCACAAACCCCAATGAAAATTGCACTGATTACCGATCAACACTTGGATGGACGCAAAGGTTCTTTGCCGTTCTGGAATTATTTTCAAAAATTTTATGATGATGTATTCTTTCCAACTCTAGAGAAGGAAGGTATCGATACTATCATTGATCTAGGTGATACTTTTGATAACAGAAAGTCCATGGACTATAATACTTTCAACCGTGTTGATTCAAATTATTTCCAACGACTGAAAGATTATAAAGTGCATATGATCTTAGGTAATCATTGTACATACTATAAAAACACAAACAAAATTAATTCACCAGAACTTCTTTTGGAGAAGTATAGCAACATCAACATTTATGCTGAACCACAAGAGATTACTCTTGGCAGTAAAAAATTTCTGATGATGCCTTGGATTAATTCTGAAAATAGAGAAGAGTGTCTGAAATATATTACAGAAAGTGATGCTGACAATATGTGTGGGCACCTTGAGTGTGATGGATTTGAAGTTACACCTGGTATGAAATTTGAAGGTGGGTTTAGTATCTCACAATTTAAAAATTTTAAACGTGTTTGGTCTGGACACTTCCATCACAAATCAAAACATGGCAATGTTCAATACTTAGGTAACCCCTATCAGATGTTCTGGAATGATTATAAGGACTCTCGTGGATTCCATATCTACGATACTGAAAGTGATCGACTTAAGTTTGTCAGAAATCCGTATGAAATCTTTGACAAAATCTTCTATGACGACACCAGTGTGGACTACAACAAACAAGATGTGTTTGATTATAAAGACAAGTACATCAAACTCATTGTCGAAGAAAAACGTGACTACCAAATGTTTGAAACATTGGTTGATCGTCTTTACAACGTAGGAGCTCATGATGTTAAAATTGTTGAAACCTTAGTTGATGCAGATAATGTAGAAGATGTAGATCTTGAAACTAAAGATACTATGACTCTCTTAAATGAATACATTGATGAAGTAGAGATTGCCGTAGACAAAACAGATCTCAAGTCCTTAATGAGGACCCTATATATTGAGAGCTGCCAGGTTGCCTAATGTATATCATTACTCTAGAAGACCATCCTGATGGTGTGTTTTCTATTTTTGATGATGCAGAAGATCGTGTTATTCCTATTTGGATTGACAATGATGATGCGGATAGATACCTAATGATGATGGGGTATGATGAAGATTACCCCCCAATGGAGGTTGTGGAAATAGAAGATCATGTTATAATAGGAGCATGTCAAGACCGTGCTCAGAAATTTTCTATCATCACGCCTGACGATTTTTTGATACCACCTGAAGATTCTGATTAATGATTATTTTTGAAAAGATCCGCTGGAAGAATTTTCTCTCCACGGGTAATGTGTTTAGTGAAATTGATTTAGAAGAAGGCAGAACAAATCTAATCGTTGGTAACAACGGAGCAGGTAAGAGTACCATTTTGGATGCTCTTACTTTTTCGCTGTTTGGAAAACCTTTTCGTAAGATCAGTAAAGCGTCTCTTATCAACAGCATCAATGAAAAAGATTGCATGGTTGAGATTGAGTTTCGTATCGGTAAAATAGAATATAAAATTATTCGTGGTATCAAACCAAACAAGTTTGAGATCTATTGTAATGGTCAGCTGTGGAATACTGAAAGTAGTGTAGTAGATCAGCAAAAAAATCTTGAGGCAAATGTTCTCAAGATGAATTATAAATCATTTACACAAATTGTTGTATTGGGATCATCTACTTTTGTCCCATTCATGAAACTACCTGGCGCACAACGCCGTGATATTATTGAGGACATCTTAGATATCCAAGTGTTCTCTACAATGAATGTTCTTCTCAAAGATAAGATGAGAGAGAACAACGAAGAAGTTCGTGACATTGATTATCAACTTGATCTCTTGAGAGAAAGGATTGAGTTGCAGAAAAAGAACATGTTGCAGTTAGAGCAAAGAACTCAAGAAGAAATCGATCGCAAATTAGAAAAAGTAAAAGAGTATAATAAAATAGAACTTCAGGGTGCTGAAGATGTTTCTATTCTCACACAGCAAATCGGAAATCTTAATGAAGAAATGCAGGTGTATCAAAAGTCCAGTCAAAAATTAAGCAAGTTAAACACATATTTGATAAAGTTGACACACAAATTAAACACATGCAAGAAAGAACATGCGTTTTTTGAAGAGAATAAAGTGTGTCCAACTTGCACACAGGAACTGTCAGAAGAGTTTCGTGATGAGAAATTAGAATCTGGAAAAACTAAAGTTGATGAGATGCTTGTAGGATACAATGATATCCTTGCTGCTATAGGAGAAGAAGAAGTTAGATTTAATAAATTTACTGAGCTATCTACTCAAGTCAATGAAATCAACACTACGATCTCACAGACCAACTTCCAATTGATGACCGTCCGTAAACAAGTTGAATCAATACAAGAAGAGATCAAGCAACTAGAAGGTGACAACGTTGACAAGAAAGCAGAGTTTGATAAATTAGAAACTCTTGTAAACACTAAGAAAAAATTGTCAAAGCAACATGCTAGTTTAAAGCAAGACAAAGATGTTCTTGCAACAGCAGGTCAACTTCTCAAAGATAATGGTATTAAGACCAGGATTATCAAAACCTATCTTCCTACTATGAATAAGTTAATTAACGATTTCTTACAAAGGATGGAGTTCTATGTCAATTTCACTCTGGATGAGAACTTTGAGGAGCAAATTAAATCTAGATACCGTGATGTATTCTCCTATGATAGTTTTAGTGAAGGCGAAAAAGCTCGTATTGATATCGCTCTTCTGCTTACTTGGCGTTCTATTGCTAAGCTTAAGAATAGCGTGGATACTAATCTATTAATTCTAGATGAAATTTTCGATGGATCCCTTGACCAATCAGGCACGTCTGACCTAGGATGGATCCTCAGGAACTTTGACGAAACAACAAAGGTGTTCGTCATCAGTCATAAGCAGGGACTGGAAGATAAATTTGACAGGACTATCACAGTTAACAAGGTCAAGAACTATTCGGTTCTAGAGCAGACAGTTAATGAAGTGACACACGGACTGGTTGGATGACCAGTTTCTTTGTTATGCTGTATACATCAGCAACAGAGACACATGCAAACACAACAGATCAAAGGCAACTTAGCACGACTGCTCGCAACCGAGAACTTGATCGTTGAGCATCGCAAGGTGCCTACTGCATCTTTTGATGTTGACCGTCGCGTGTTGACTCTCCCTCAGTGGGACAAAGCATCTGGTACTGTCTATGACATGCTGGTTGGACATGAGGTTGGACATGCTCTGTTCACACCTAATGAAGATTGGCGCGACATTGCTGATTGTCCTATGGATTTTGTCAATGTAATTGAAGACGCTCGCATTGAGAAACTGATGAAGCGTAAGTTTCCTGGTCTTCGTAAGTCCTTTGCTGCTGGTTACAAAGAACTTAATGATAAAGATTTCTTCAGTATTCAAGGAGAAGAGATTGAAAAGTTTTCTTTGATTGATCGTATCAACTTGCACTTTAAGATTGGTGCTAGTGCTATGATTCCTTTCTCTATTGAAGAAAAGGTATTTGTTGCACGTACTGATCTTGCAGAAACTTTTGAAGAAGTTCTTCAGATTGCTGTTGATGTTTACAACTTCAGTAATAAAACTGAACAAGTGGCAGAGCTTCCTGTTCCAGATTCTTCTGAGAAAGGTGAAACTGATGAAGATCAGGAGCAAGAATCTGAAGAACAGAATGAAGAGCAGTCACAAGAATCAATGCCACAAGGTTCTCAACAACCTCAGTCATCTCCCGAATTTGATGAAGATGAAGAGGAGGAAGAAGAAGAGGATGAAGAACTAGAAGGAACTAGCGGTGGAGAACACTCTAAAACTCAGCGTTCTTTTGATAGTTCTTCTGAGAATCTTTCTTCTCGCACTGGTCGTAATTCAATCTATATTGAAATACCTGAGAAAATGGACCTTGACAATTACTTGGTTGACTGGTCTATCCTTCATGAGTGGATTGATTTAAATCAGGTACATGCAGAGAACTATGAGTCAGTTGATTCTGAGTACAGACAATTCAGAAAGCAATCTCAAAAGGAAGTAAACTATCTTGTTAAAGAGTTTGAATGTCGTAAATCTGCTGATGCATATGCTCGTGCAAGTCAATCTAAAACAGGTGTTCTTGATACTACCAAGTTACACACATACAAATATAATGATGACATCTTCAAGAAAGTAACTGTCATCCCTGATGGTAAGAACCATGGTTTGATATTCCTGCTTGACTGGTCTGGTTCTATGAGTAATGAAATTCTTGCAACTGTAAAACAAGTTTTAAACTTGACTGCATTTTGTAAGAAAGTTCAGATCCCTTTTGAAGTGTATGCATTTACTAATGAGTGGGTTGCTGCAAAACGTTCCATGGCAGGAGAGAATGGGTACATGGACTATGATTACAAAGGTCTTGAAAAGAACCAAGTTTATATTAACCAAGAGTTCTTTCACATGATGAACTTTGTTTCTTCACGTTCTAACTCAAAGGACTATGAGCGTATGTGTTTGAATCTATTCAGGGAAGCATACTACTACACACATCACGTTTCATATAATCCAACCTTTGGTGTTGGTTTGTCTGGAACTCCTTTGAACGAAGCTATTGTGATGCTTAATTACATCATTCCTCAGTTCAAGCAAACGAATGATCTTCAGAAGGTCAACGTTTGTATCCTGTCTGATGGTGAAGGCGGTTGTGCAGCATATGGTCATGAGATTTATCTTGATCATAAAGATGAATTCAAAGTTGCAGCACGTCGCATTGACTGGTATCAAGTTCTTCGTGATCGTAAAACTGGTCGCACCTATCCTCAGTTTGATGGTGAGAATGTAACTAACATCTTCATTCAGCAAGTTCGTGATCGCAACCCTGGTGTTAATGTTATCGGATTCCGTATCTTAGCAGGATCACAACTCACGAGTTTCGTTGGTAGGTATGCAAACTTTGATGGTTACTCTGAAGTACAGAAACAATGGAAAAAGGAGAAGTCCGCTATCATACATAACCCCATTGCATTCACTGCACTGTATGCTATCTCCAACAGTTCTTTAGATGAGAATATTGAATTCAATGTTGAGAGTGGTGCCAAGAAGGGAGAGATCTCTCGTGCATTCAAGAAAATGCTTAGCAAAAAAGCAACCAACAAAAAACTACTCAATTCTTTTGTTGAGTATGTCAGTTGACAAACTGGTCTATGGGTGTTCCATCTGACACCCACACCCCTTATACTATATTCATCAACACAACAGACACATGCCTTTCGCTCCCGTTCCCGTTTCTACTGACGATCTCGTTTCTTATCTTGCCGACAACTGCGGCACTGAGGTAAATACAAAGCAACTCTTTGAAGCATCTGAGCACTTCAACTGCTCTCTTGCTACTGTCAAGAAACGTCTTAAAGATTACAAGCAAGGTATTGGTAAGTGGAACTTGACTGTTGCTGAAAAACTTGAGCAGACCTATCAAGATCCTGCTGCAGTTCCTGCGGTTGAGCAAAATCTTATTCCATCTAAAGATCCTAACTATGTTCCATTCGGAAACTATAGCGATGTTAAAAAGATTCTACAAAGTCGCATTTTCTATCCTACTTTTATCACTGGTCTTTCTGGAAATGGCAAAACGTTTTCAGTAGAACAAGCATGTGCTGCTCTAAATAGGGAACTCATTCGTGTAAACATTACCATTGAAACTGACGAGGATGATCTTATTGGTGGGTTCCGTCTTGTTAATGGCGAAACTGTTTGGCATAATGGTCCTGTCATCGAAGCTCTGGAACGTGGAGCTGTGCTGCTTCTAGATGAAGTTGACTTGGCATCCAATAAGATTCTTTGTCTGCAATCTGTTCTTGAAGGTAAGGGTGTCTTCCTCAAGAAAACTGGTCGTTATGTAGAACCAAAAGCAGGTTTCAACATCATTGCTACTGCTAACACTAAGGGCAAGGGTTCTGATGATGGTCGTTTTATCGGAACCAATGTTCTCAACGAAGCATTCCTTGAGCGTTTTGCATTAACTTTTGAGCAAGAGTATCCTACTCCTGCTACCGAAACTAAGATTCTTCTACGTGTTGCTGCAGCAGTTGGTAAGCATGATGAAGAGTTCTGTGTTAACCTTGCTAACTGGGCAGACATTATCCGTAAGACCTTTGCTGATGGTGGTATTGACGAGGTTATTTCTACCCGTCGTTTGGTCCACATCATGAGAGCATATGCCATCTGGAACGATCGCATGAAGGCAATCAAAGTTTGTGTAAACCGTTTCGATGATGAGACCAAGCAATCATTCGTTGAATTGTATGATAAGATTGATGCTGACGTAAACACTGAGGAGGAAACCAATGACGAGGTATGATTTTCACGGTTACATTGGACATGTGGCAATCCTTAAAGATTGCCAACACCGTTCAGGTAAGATCCTGGAAGGTGAAGGATACAAATTAAAAATGCAAGCGATTGACGGAAGTGAATTTGAATGCTATCATAATAATATTGAGTACATTTGGGATAAATGACCTTGAAATACAATGAAGACGCTCTGATCAAAGAGCTACGTGACTACATCTCTGGAACCTATGGGCAACACTACTCTGCTGGTAACGACAGCATTCAAACGTTAGATCTGATTGAAGCATGTGGAGACGCTGAGGCATTCTGCCGTAGCAACATCCTCAAGTATGCTTCACGCTATGATCGTAAGGGCACTGCCCGTCGTGATATCATTAAGATCCTTCACTACGCATTGCTGCTGCTCCACTTCTCTGACAAAACTGCCATTACCGAATCCTACAACCAATGAGTAAAGTTATCCTTTCTGAAAAAACACTAGATGTCCTTAAGAACTTCAGTACAATCAATTCCTCCATCGTATTCCGATCAGGAAGCACAGTACGAACTATTAGCAATGCAGAAAACATTCTCGCAAAATTCACCAGCGAGGAAATATTTCCTACTGACTTCGCAATTTATGATCTCAGTCAGTTCCTTGGTGGTATTACTTTGTTTAATGAACCTCAGCTCGAGTTCACCTCTACGGATTTTGTCAGCATTCGCGGTGGGCGCAATTCTGCCAAATACTACTTTAGTGATCCTGAGATCACTCTCAAGAGTGCGCCAGAAAAGAACGTAAAGTTTCCAGGTGCAGATCTTGAATTTAGTTTGAGTGGAGATGAATTGATTGCATTGCAGAAAGCATCTGCTGTGTATGGTCTTCCTGATCTTACCTTCAGATCAACTGAAGGAGAAGATACTATCAAACTAATTCTTCGCGACAAAGAGAATGATACCAGCAATACTTATGATCTCACCGTGGCAGGTTGTTGTACTGGCACCTATTCTCTTGATGTCAAGATTGAAAACATTCGTGTTCTCGGAAAGAGCTCTAACGCTACTGCAGGGGACTATACAGTCAAGGTGTCAAAACACTTGATTTCTGAATGGACTAATACCGATGTTGAATTGACCTACTACATTGCTTTAGAACCAAATTGAATATATTTGTTCCTATGAGAGTATTGGGCAGTGGTCTTGTGATCATTGCTTATTTTATCATCCTCCATATCAATACATCAGTTGGTGTTGTATTGCAATTGGTGGGTGATAGTATTTCAATTCCTTACTTCATAAGGACAAAATCTTGGGATGTAGTTATCATGATTACATTCCTCCTAGTGATCTCTATATCACATTTGCTATGAACATTTTTGTTACTGACGAATCTCCTTATAAATCTGCTGCTGTCCTACCAGACAAGCACATTGTCAAGATGCCTTTGGAGACCTGTCAGATGCTCTCTATAGTCGCTTCAGACAAGTGGGGACATGGATATGGTACACTGCCTAAGAAAGACGGTACACCCTATGCTACGGACAAGGGAGCGTTCCGTAATCACCCCTGCACCAAGTGGGCAAATGATACTGTATCTAATGCTCGCTGGTTGTTGCAACATGGATTCGCTCTATGTGAAGAGTATGCTGCACGATATGGCAAAGTCCATACTTGTTTTTTGACTCTCGTTTCTGCTGATGACATCATTCCCAAAGTATCATTAGATGATCATACTCCCTTTGTCTTTGCAGGACCTGATGAGTATAAGTATGACACCAGTATTGATATCTTCACTGCATACAAAATGTACATAGCTTCTAAACCATGGGTATCTGACAACTACCTACGACTACCACACCGTAAACCTGATTGGATTTGATTGTGTCTTTTGACTATGACAGGCAAGTTGATGTACCATATGAAATTCTGGAGTATTGCGATTATTTTACCTTCGATGCTGAGCGTAATGATTTACGCTATATTGATTGTGTTTACATGAACATGGGTGAGTATGGCAATGATCCAGAACAACTCAAAGAAATGAGACAACGCATCCTTCCTATTTTTGAATAATTTATTATGAGCAAAGAGTTTTTGTGGGTGGAGAAATACCGCCCAAACATTGTTGAAAATTGTATTCTTCCTGACACTACTAAAGAAGTGTTTCAGGGTTTCGTCAACCAGGGAGAACTACCTAACCTGCTATTGAGTGGCACTGCAGGTGTTGGCAAGACAACCATCGCCAAGGCACTGTGTGAGGAGATTGGTGCCTCTTACATCGTGATCAATGGATCCGATGAGGGACGCTTCCTAGACACTGTGAGGAACCGTGTCCGTCAGTTTGCTACTACTGTCTCTCTGACCTCTGGAGCGTCTCACAAGGTGGTCATTATTGATGAGGCAGACAACACGACCAATGACGTGCAACTGTCTCTGAGGACTGCTGTAGAGGAGTTTCATGGAAACTGTCGTTTCATCTTCACATGTAACTTCATAAATAAGATTATCGAACCGCTGCACTCGCGTTGTACGGTTGTCGATTTTAGAATCAAACCCGAACAAGCAGTCAAGCTTCAGGGTGAGTTCTTCACACGCCTCAAAACTATTCTTACTAACGAGAATGTAGAGTATGAAGACAAGGTTCTCGCTAAGTTGGTCAAGCGTTATTACCCTGATTGGCGTCGTCTTATTAACGAGTGCCAGCGTTATGCTGCTACAGGTAGTATCAACTCTGCCATATTGGTTGATGTTGCTGACGTTAATCTTGATGCTCTTCTTGGATCCTTAAAGAAGAAAGAGTTTACTACAGTTAAGAACTGGGTTGTTCAGCACATGGACAATGATCCAAGCATGGTGATGCGTAAGATCTATGACAGCATGTACGGTGTACTGAAACCTGCTTCTATTCCCGAAGCTGTTCTTATCATTGCCAAGTACATGAAAGATATTTCTATTGTACCTGATCAAGAGATTAACATGCTTGCATGTTTAACCGAGATCATGATGAGTTGTGAGTTCAAATGACACTGCTCAAATTTATTGAGAAAGAACCTAAAATTATTATGATGGAGGAAATGTATGAAAGATTGGCAAAAGAACCTGAAAGACAATGGAGTTACATCAAGAGTCAAAACCACACCCCAAAACGTAAAGGAAGCACATGAAGCATTATTTTATGCTACAATGAATCTACCTGCTGCAGCTGCCCATTGTGGTATGACGCAGAAGGAACTTAAAATGACATTTTTTGAATACCTTAAATACAATGCCCCGAACTTTGAAGTCCCTAAAGACACCCCTTAGGTATCCTGGTGGAAAGAGTAGAGCACTTACTAAACTCTTTCAATACATTCCTAATCTAAAAGATTATAAAAAATACCATGAACCTTTCTTGGGTGGTGGTTCTGTGGCGTTGGAAATTGGTAAGAGATATCCACACTTAGATATTTGGGTAAACGATCTCTACGAACCACTCTATAACTTCTGGAGAGTATTACAAGATAACGGCAATGAAATTAAGAACATCCTCCTCCAACTTAAACAAAGGCACCCTGACCCCAGTTCCGCTAAGTCACTTTTCTTGGATGCTAAAAAATACCTTGAGGAGGATACCAAGGAAACCGAGGATCTTCATCGCGCTGTTTCTTTCTATGTTGTCAATAAGTGTAGTTTCTCAGGTCTTACAGAATCAAGTTCCTTCTCAAAGCAAGCAAGTGAATCAAACTTCTCTTTGGCGGGAATAGAAAAACTCCCATTTTATTCTGAACTGATTGCAAAATGGAAGATTACTAATCTGTCATACGAGCAACTCCTTACAGACGACAAAGAAATTTTTACTTATCTTGATCCTCCATACGAGATCAAATCAAATCTATATGGAAAGCGTGGAAACATGCACAAAGGTTTTAACCATGACCACTTTGCTGTCAAGTGTGATAGGTTTATTGGTCCACAACTAGTATCCTATAATTCTTCTCAACTGATCCAAGATCGTTTTGATGGGTGGACAGCTGCAGAATTTGCACACACTTACACCATGAGGAGTGTGGGGAGTTATAATACAGACCAAGCAGCTCGCAAGGAACTAATCCTTTTTAATTATGAAATGTGAAGTCACCCTCTACGTAGCAGGAACCGTGTTCAAAGAACAGGTGATTGCTCGTAACTATCAGGATGCTAGGGAAGTTGCTCTTGCTCGTAATCCTACCGCTAAGGTAGTTAGTGTTACTGCTGTCTTTACGTGAAAAAAATATTTGATATATGGAAGTATGCCATAGGTAGTTTTTCTGATGACAAGACAGAACCTTATGACAACTACGTAGTTTGTATACGAACTATCATATTCATTTCTTATCTTGTTACCAACTGTTTTATTATTAGCGGAGTGATCCGCCATTGGAATGACGTACCAACTGAAAGATTACCTATACTCAATCAACCAATCCAAGAAGAACATTCTTGATGATGACATAGATGCTGAAAGAAAGTATCCACCGTATATTGTTAACAGGTGCCTCAGTTCTTTTACTGACACTATCTTATATGTTAACGAGATGAATAAGAATCCTCATCTACCAAAGAAGTTGCAATATGACTTTTTGCTAAATAGTGTGAAACCGAGGAAGCGTTTCTCTCCTTGGGCGCGAAAAGATTCTATTGATTATCTTGAGTTAGTCAAAGAGTATTATGGTTATAATGACGATAAAGCTCTGCAAGCACTCAGAATTCTCACCAAGGATCAACTAGATCATATTACAAAAGCATTGAGTAAAGGTGGTAAACATGAGCGGTGAAATTGAAATTCAGTGGCGACAAACCGATATGGTTGAAGTTGTCCTGAACGAACCAGATGATTTTCTTAAGGTGAGAGAAACACTAACAAGGATTGGTGTAGCATCACGTAAAGAAAAGAAAATCTATCAGTCCTGTCACATTCTGCACAAACAGGGTAAGTATTATATCGTACATTTCAAAGAGTTGTTTGCCCTGGATGGCAAGAATACAAATCTTTCTTTGAATGATGTACAACGTCGTAATCGTATTGTACAACTTCTAGTTGATTGGGGACTAGTAAATATTTCTGCAGAGAGTCAGGAAAAAATTACTGACCTAGCACCACTTAATCAAATTAAAGTTCTCTCTTTTAAGGAGAAAGGTGAATGGACGCTTGAGTCCAAATACAATATTGGTCGCAAGAAGCAAGAAGGCGAGTAAACCGTATATTTTAATAGTGAAAACCGTTATTAAATTTTAAATGGTTTTAGTTAAATAAACGTGTGAGAGGGCAAGGGACGGTTCTCCGTCCCGCTTTCACGCCAGGATGCCTTCGGGGTCCTAACGTACACGTCGCTTATTTAAGGACATGCCTAATATTACATGGGAACAATATACCCCCTATTCAATCGGATTTAATGAAACATTTCAACGACTTGAAGCTCTTGCAGGAGCAGGAACAAACTATCCTCCATACAATGTCGTTAATGGATCTGATGGTAGAACAATACTGGAAGTCGCTCTTGCTGGATTTTCAAGAGAAGATCTTAAAGTCGAATCAGAACGAAATGTTCTAACAGTATCTGCTAATAAAGCACCACCAGATAAGGAAAGGAAATACGCCCACAAAGGAATTTCATATAGAACATTTGCACGTAACTGGCAGATGGGAGACGATGTAGAAGTGGAAGCAGTTGAGTTTAAAGATGGTTTGCTATCAATCATTCTCAGGAAAGAACTGCCAGAGAAACAGAAGCGTAAGAAACACTTCTAAATAAAAACGAAAGGCACTTGACGGTGCCTTTTTTTAATGCTAAACTAAAGTGTAAAACAATTTGCCATGGCAATATCAATCTTAACCCTGAAAACGGGTGATCGCATCATCGCTGAATTAAAAGAAATTTTTGATGGGGAGGGTGAGGACAAGAAAGGTGTCTGCCTACTCATGGAAGATCCTTATATTCTCAATCTTGCAGGTGAAAATCCTCAATATCTTAC